GATGTTTACATTCCAAGTAAGTCAAATGTTTTTTATTGTTTGCTATAAACATAATTTCACGTTTTAATTCGTGTTCAAAACCACCTTTTAAATATTCTTTAATTAAATGATGTGAACCATAATAGGTTTTCCAATCGCTTTCTTTTAATACACGTTTAAATATAGGTGGACGACCTTTACCTTCCCAAAGGGCCTTTTCTTTTTTACCTAATTTTTTCTTTAAATTATACATTAGTGATTTTTTACCAATGTATTTTTTACCTGTAGGTATGTGAGTTGTTTGGTAAATAAAGCCGAACACTCCTTCTGGGAGGTCGGCTATATCATTAATTTCTTTTTTATTATATAACCATTTCATATTTTATTATTTTAATTATTATAATCCTAAAGCTGAGACTCCATAAAATCTTATATAAAATTTACCTGCATCATAAGTACCTGCTGTGGTTCCTCCATGAGTTAAATAAATAAAATCATCTTGAATTCCTCCTGCTGGAATTGTAAAATCTGTTTTTAATGCTAATGTATGGGTACCGCAATTGGCTAATACATGTTGACCTTCTCCTCCAGCATCTTCTGCAATTGTACCTGAAGAATTGGCTGCTACATTAATGTCAGGATCACCTGTTGTTGGTACTTCAAGGCAAACTATTTCACCTTTATATACTATTCCGTTTTTAGCAGAAGTTATTTGAGTTACATAAGCGTTTGCTACACCATCTTCTCCAATTACGTCTCCAGTATCTGTACCTGATACAATTGATCCTGCACCAATGTCTATGAATATTGTTGTTACTATTTCACCATTATATTTTCCAACTTGGATTTCAGGAGAAACAGCATCAATACCACCACCAGCGGCTATTCCATTTGCTATTTTAGATTTTACACCTTTAGTACCACTTAACATTATACCTCCAGCATCTGATACTAAAGTAATAGCGGATGTTGATGTACCTTGATCTGCATGTATCATAATTGTTTCATTAGTACCACCGTCTGCTGTTATTCTAATAGCGCCTGCTGAATTTGCTGTAGATTTAATACCAATACCACCTGCATCAGATAATAATTGAACTGAAGCTGCTCCTTCAGTAGTTGATGTACCTTGATCTGAGTGAATTTTTATAGTTTCACTAGTACCACCATTTGCGTGTAGTAGGATAGATGCTCCTGCATTTAAAGTTGAGGATATTGAAGCTGTTGATGCTGCAGTTAAACCTATGCTACCACCAGCATCTATTGTAGTATTACCTGCAGAATCTATATCTAATGTACCTGCATCAATATCTACTTCTGAAGTTACAGCTGCGTTTGCATCAATAAATAATGCACGACCTGCTGTGTGGGCTGAAACTATTTGAATTTCACCATCTGCAGAAGTAGTAGTTAATACAATATCGTCTGCTGCATCTAATGTAATATTATCTGCTGAATCTATATCTAAACTCCCTGCTGAGGTAGAAATTTGTAAAGCATCTGCTCCTGTACCTGTAGAAGATAAAATTAAACTTGAATCAGTAGCTCCTGCTAAAGCAATTGTAAAGTCTTCTGCTGCGCCGTCTGTTGTAGAGGTAATATTAGCTGCAACTCCTGCATTATCAATAGATAGACCAACACTGTCAATTGTTACTGCAGCTGAAGCATCTATGTCTAATGCTGCTGCATTTACATCCATTGTACCTGTAGTAGTTAAATCTAATTCTCCTGAACCTGCTCCAATTGCAACTCCTACTGCGTCTATTGTGGCTGCGGCAGTTACATCTATGTCTAAAACACCTGCGTCAATTTGTACTTCTGAGGCTGCATCTGCATTTGCATCAAGATGAAAGGCAACTCCTGATGTGTGGGCAGAAGTTAATGTAATATGACCATCAGCTGATGTAGTTTGTAATGAAATTTCATCTGCTACTTCTGCAGTAAGATTGTCTGCAGATTCGATTTCTATACTACCGGCCGTTGTATGAATTTGTAAAGCGTCTGCTCCTGTACCTGAACTCAATAATTTTAGACTTGAATTTGTAGCACCTGTAACTGAAATAGTTAAATCTTCTGCATCGCCATCAGATGCTACTGTAAGATTGGCTGCTACTCCTACTGAATCTAATGAAATACCTGCTCCATCAATTGTTACTAAACCTGAAGCATCCATGTCTAAAGTAGTAGCATTTAAATCTACAGCACCATTGGCCGTTAATGCTCCAACTGTTAATGCTCCACTTGCACTTATATTACCTGAGGCTGTTACATTACCTAATAAGGTTATTTTACTGTCATTACTTTTAATATGCACACCACGAGTATCATCATGAGCAATATAATCATAAGAATTAGCGGGATTAAAATCTACTTTATTTGTATATACTGTACCACTTGCACTTACATTACCTGTAACTGTTAATTTTTCTCCTGGAGTTAAAAGTCCTACTCCTATATTTCCGTTAGCATCAACTACTAAATGGGTTTCATTAGTACCTGAGCCTATAGAAAGTTGGTTCATTACATTATTAGTAACATCACAACGAATGGTAGCCATTGTGGAACCATCTCCACTTTTAAATTGAAGAGTTGGATCTCCACTAGCCGCATTACTTTGTATAAAAAGTTTAGGATGTTCATCAATTACTTTTAGGTTACCTGATACCATTAATTTTTCAGATGGATCCATAAATCCAATACCTACATCTCCAGAAGCACTAAGATATAGTTGCTTTTCCATAGAAGTTGTAGGATTACTAGGGTCAGTAGTGTCTGCACCTATAGACATAAAACTACTTGTGTTATTAGTTATACCTACTCTAATCTGCCCTCTCATTTCACCCAAACTATTTTTAAATGTAACCTGAGGGTCTCCATTAGCGGTATTAGGTCGTAAGTTAACTTTAGGATGTTCATCTACTATATGGATATTAGAAGATGTTATATTTCCACTTGCACTTATATTACCTGAGGCTGTTATATTACCTACAACATTTAAACTATCATTAACTGATAATGTAGTTGTAGATGATTGGAAAGTATCAGCTATAATAGTTCCACTTGCACTTATAAAAGAACATGTTATAGATCCAGTAATATTTATATCACCAGAAGATGTTAATGATCCAGTAATACTTAAACCACCTACTTCATTTAATTTTAATAATTCAGTTCCTGGAGCTATTCCTGGAAGGGCTGTGTCTTTAAATATACGAAATTGTGAGTTGTTACTTCCATTACCATTATCCATAAAAATATCAAATCCACCATTTGTTTTTATAAAAGGTGAATTGGGTAAAGGTCTAAAACCTAAATCACTACTAAATCCCGCATGCATTGACATACCTGAACCTGTTGTAGGATTTGTAGTAACTAATCCTATAAATGGTTGAGTAGATCTAAGATTAAAAAATCCTTGAGCTGGCGAAAGTACAGATGATTCAACTAAACCAGAAGAACCAGTAGGTGCTTGTGAAGATGTGTCTACTGTATTAATTTGAGAATCTATTAAAGAGGCAAATTGGGCTTCTGTGGGAACTGCACCTGCTTTAAATATTGCTTTTAAGTCTGTTTTATTTAATTCTGCCATTTTATAGTAATTATTTTATTATACATATTAGGTGTCCCATCTTACAATAAGGGTAGTGTCAGTTTCATCTGAAGTTCTTATTGGTTGTCCTAATTTACCTACAACAAGTAATTCGTTGTTTTCATTATACAAACCAACAGTTGTAATGTAAGGTCTAAAAAGTGAACCTGTTGCAAAATCTGCTAAATTTGGAGATTGATGTGATCTAATTTTTCTTGCTGAAGGGTTTAAAGTGTCTGTAAATTCATATTCATCTAAAGTACATTGATATTCATGTTCATATATTAAATGTGAACCTTGGAATTTTAATTGATTTATTCCTAAAAATGCTCTACCTTCTTCACTATTACCATTAATAATAAAGGTTTCTCCTACTATCATTACACCAATCCCATCTCCTGATATTGTTGCTAAAGCTGTTTCTTCAACGCCTGGTTGTGTAATAGCAACCATACCACTAGAATAAAATATATTACCTACATATGGTGAACCATCACTACTTGCAACGTGGTTAGTTATTTGTATATCTGTTAAAGCTCTGTTAAAAATATTAATTTGACTTAAAGAACCTGTAAGGTGATTTGTTTTTCCTCCTTTACTACCAATATAAAGGTTTGCTGTATTTTGGGTTTGTCCAAGAGAATTATCAGATTCACTTGTACCTGTTGCTTGACCATCTATAAAAAGTTGCATTTGAGATGAAGATGCTCTACAAGTTATGTGGGGAAGTTTATTTCCTTCAAAGAATTTAAGTTCGTTAATTTGAAAATTACATGAATTAATATTTACATTTGGGCCTGGGTTAGCAAATACCTGATTAGTAGTACTAAATTGAGCTAATTGAGAGAATCCACTTTCTTCAAATCTTAATCTATACCATTTAAATTGAGAGTTATTTTGGAATCTGAATGTTCTAATTGGTTGTACAGATGAATTTTGGAATATACCTGGAGCAAATTCATCTCGACCAGGTACATTTGATAGTGAATCTTGTTCTTGTGCTATACCTGTCCAATTAGAACCATTATTAGATCCTGATATTTGAACTCTACCATGACCTATATTCCCAGGTTCAAAATTCATTTCTATTTCAGTTATAATAGGAGATTCACCAATCATACCAAGCATGTCAAAGTCTAATTTTATATCTCTACCAGTTTGATCAACACCATCATCGGTATTTGCAAATGAATTTGGATGGTCATCATCTCCACCGTCTCTAAATTCTAAGGATTGCCCTATATTTTCAAACTGAAGAAGTGTACTATCATCTCCATCTAGAACACTAAAGGGATTAGAATATATATCAGAATATTCTGCAACAAATGTGTAAGTATCATTTACTGATGAAGTTATATAATCATTATTTGTTTGATTATTTATATTTAATTGTTCTCTACTAGTACTAGATGTATTAATTGATGCACTAATAGTGGTAGTTATTTCTCCATCAGATCTTCTAAAAAATATATGGGGTCCATCGTCAGCATGTTCTAAATATATTTCAAAAGGATATTGAGGTTCTGAAAATACATCTATTGGTTGGGATGAGCCTGTTGCTTGGAGTCTTTTTATTCCTGCTGTTCCTGCACTAGGAGCGGGTACAGTAGTTTTAGTAGTACTTTTAGCTAAAATATAATTTGTAACTCCTGCTGAATTTATTAGATTTTCACTTTCATTGTCTCCTAAGAAAAACATAATTGTAAAATCATCTCCTTTATTAAAATTGAGCTTATCATCATGTCCAATTCTAATTTCAGAAGAAGAACCATTAAAGTTTACTCCTGAAAATCTATCAAAATCAAATAATTGTTTTTCTGAAAAAGTAACATCTTTATATTCAAGTATATTAAAATAATAACTATCATCAAATTCATCTCCACTTCTGTCTGGAGTACTATATGATGTAACTTGATCTACATTAATTTCACCATCTCTATAATAATTGTCGTTTAAATATCCTTCAATTGTATTTAAATCATAACGTTTAAAGCCTTTGACAGGACCTATATTTAAAACATTAGCACGGGGATCAGTAACATAATTGGAAATAATAGTCCCTTCTATCATTAAATTTCCATTTTTATCATCTACTATTTTTCTATTACTAGATGAAAGAAAAAATGAACCTGGTTTTATTTGATGACCATAAAGACCTGCGGGGATTGAGAGTATATTAGCATTTTCATATAATACTCTTCTTTGTTTTAAATAATGACTATTACCTAATTTATTATTAACGTCTCTTTTATAATTTCTATAAAAAAGATGATCTAATTGATTATATTTTATAGCATTTATAGTATCATCACTTCCACTATTACCACTATAGGTACTTATATTTTCTTTAGTCCATTTTGTGTCAAATACTCCTATTTGGTTGGAGGCAGCAGATGCTGAGTCGAAATTATATTGTTTGTGTGCATTAAACGGAACCGTAGCATAATCTAGAGGTGAAAATTTTTTATAAACTGACATTCAAATGACATTTTAGTAATCTAATTTAACTCTAATAAGAGCTTCTTTTGAGAAATCTTTTGAAATTGGTTGACTTACTTTAGCTACTGCTACTAAATCATTACTATCATTGTATAATCCAATTGTAGTAATAAAAGTTTTAGGATTATCTACCATAGAGGTAAAATTTAAATTACCATTAGTATCTATAAATGAAGGGTTAGTAGTATAATTAAATTCATTATTTTTAGCTCTTGTAAAATAATATTGAGAAGTAACTTTTTCTTCACTGTCTACTATAAATGAATTACCTCCTGAAATAGCATTTTTAAATAAATGGTGGTTATGGTTATTTAAATTTGATCCTACTGATTCTGATAAAGCAATAGAACAACTTAAAGCCAATGGGTTTAATATAATAAATCCTGAGTCAGGATAAAAGAAACCATAAGAACCACTTACTGTTTGAATAGTTGTTGAACCTGATCTTACTCCACTTGATCCACTAACCAAATTAAATTGTCTACCCGCATTAGTAATTGTTGCGGATCCTGATGTACTTACTGAATCATCAGTTAATTGTACAGTTCCAAATGCTCCACCAACAATAGATCCAGATAGAGTTAAATTTAAAGATCCTGCTTTTAAGTTATGTTTATAACGAGCTCTATTAATATTAATTACATAAATACTATCAGGAGTAATTCCTTCAAAATTAAAATCTGAAGCTTCATCACCATAAATCAATTGACGGTATTGATTATATATTACCCTAGCTGCGCTGTTACCACGTGCTCCAGTGTCATTAGTAAAATCTAATGATCCTGATCCTTTTTTATGACCATAAGCTACAGCATATTGGGTTTCTGTAGATGAGTCATCATTATATATTTCTATAAAAAAAGCTGCAGAAGCTGTTGACGCAATAGAAGCACCTACACCGGATGATGAAAAACTAGCAAATGCATTTGCGTTATTAGTATTACCTGACCAAGTAGAAGTTACTATTTTTTGAGTATCTACTACTTTATCTCCATTGTCATATCTTATAAGTCCTGCCATTTTTTATTATCTTAATGTTATTCCTGTTTCACCTCTTGTAGCTTTATTAGCTACAATTTCTTTAGAAATTTCTAATGGAACAGTAACTCTTGCACCTGAATCTCTACCTTCAATGGTAATAGAGGTTAATAATTTTGTGTTTGTACCAAATAATGATGTACTATTAATTGCTCTTAAAGAAAAACTACTACCTATAACAGTTTCACTAACAGCTACTGATGTGTATGGTCTTTGTGTTGCTGATCGACGATTACCCCCTGCTGCCTCAAATGCTGCTAATAATCTTCTATCAGCAATTGTAGCTGAATAACCACTTGATTCTGCTTGATTTGCTAAACCATTTAAATTTAATGTTGTTGGTGCTAAAGTAAATGTTGAACCAATAGTAAGGGTAATTTTAGAAACATTAGCTGATATAATAGGTAATTTAGAAGTTCCTCTAGGTAGTGTAATTAATTTATGAATCATAATATTACTTTCATCAGGAAATGCTTCTAATAAGGGCATATTTTCAATAGCTTCTCCAGAAAATTGAGAACCATTTGGATGGTTTTCGTTAAATAATGTGTAATCAATTTCATCATCACCTAATGCAAATTGTGTAATATTAAAAGAGCCATCATTTCGGGCTAATAATTCGCGACCTCTTTTTGTTAAGATTGCATCTACTGTAATTGAACTGTTGTCTAAATATCCCATTGTAATTGTATTTTGTTATAAATATAAACTAATTTAAAAAATGTTACCTTCCTTTCTTAGGTGATTTAAATTTAACTGTTTTTGTTAATAATCCTGCTTTTTCTAAATAATATTCAAAATTATCTTTAATTTTGTTACTTGATTCATTTGGTATTACCGCAAAACCTTTTACACCAGCATAACTAGGTAATTCACTATCTAAATCTAAATCTAATATCAAAGTTGGACTTTTTCTTAATACTGAAAATTGATAATTTGAAAATGGATAAAAATATGAAGCTACTACATTCCTAGTTACTGTTTCTGTTGTATCATCAGTATTATGTATTTCATAAGTGTAAGTTCTATTTACTGCTTGAGAACTTGTTAATGTAGTTTGAAAAAATCTAGTTCCTCTAAGTTCTGTTAAACAAACAAAACCATTATATCCTTGATGTTGCATATCATCAACAGTTGTATCTTCATCATTTTGAAAAAATGTATTAAATGGTACATTATTTCTACTACCCCCTAAACTTGCAGAGTCTGTTATCCCACTACCCGAATTTAAATCTACTTTAGGATGAGTGATTTCCATAGTACCAATAGATTCTTGTTTATTATTTTGGGTAGCATATTGGCCTCTTTCAAAAGTAACAAAAAATTTATTAGTATTTTTAGTAATTTCCCAATATACAACATCATCAAAAAATTCTTTTAAACTTGATGTTGCTAAACTAGGTATAAATAAGTTAGCTCCTTGTGCATCAGCAGGTATTGCTGTTATTTTTGCAGAATTTAATCCTAATGATCCTCCTGGCATATTATATTATATTAAAGTTAACATCAATTTTATTATAATAAACACTATAATATCCATCATTATTCAATTTAACAGCATCTATTCTTCCTAATTTTATTAAATCTTGAGCCATTGTTCCCATATATTCTTCTTTACGTCCAATGTAATTAAATGTGTATATTGGGATACCTGAAATAGATTTTCCTAAGTAAATAATATTTTCTTTTAATCTAATGTCAGATGAGACCTTTAAACTTTCGTCATCTCCACTTGTATCTGCCTCATCTACACTTTTTCCAAATGCATCTTCTGCTGCTTCTTGAACTGTTGATCCTAATGAATTAGATGAAGAAATTGAAGCTGATGCATTTACTAATTGAGATCCCATAGTTTCTGTACTATAATTACCTTCATAAAATGATAATTCTGCAGGGAATAAAGTAGTAAATTGTATGGATTCTGTGTTAAATAATGATGCCGATACAAATGCTGACTGACCAAAACCAAATAAACCTGAGCCACTTACAATACTTTTATTGTCTCCTTTATGTTCATATACTTCATGACCACCAAATACACCATCATCATGTCCCTTTTCATTAGCAGTGTATGAGTAAACTTTCATTAATTGACCTTGATTAAATTTTACAAAATGTCGAGGTTTAAGTTTATTTTTTTGGTCTTCTAAAGATTTTACAACTACAGAAGATCCTTCAGGAAAATTTTCAGTAACTAGTCTATTAAAAGCTCTTTCATTCATATTTTCTCTAGCTACAATTTCCACATCATCTGTTTCTGAATTTATAAATAAAATTTTATCTATAGTAAGATAACTGTGATTCATTACTTCAGTTAAAGGGGTATCTTTATCTAATGCATTTCCTTCATCAATATCTTTTCCTAAAAATATACATGATGTTTTATGTTCTACTACAGGATTTAAACCATAGGAAACATCACCTGAATTGAATTGATTTCTTTTTTCTCCTGTTAATTTAGAGCCTTCAAAACGGGGATTTTTCCATCCTGCTAAATCTAAAAGTGCATCGTCAAATTCTACGTTGTAGTCTTTTCGAGCTGGATCATATGCAAAAGCCCTTAATTCAAAAAGTACTATATTATTTTGGGTATTAAACTCTGTGACTTTAAGTCTAAATGATTTGTATTTAATATAATTAAGAGATAACGTATATTCTGATAAAGATGGTGTATTTCTATCTGTAACTGATTCAACTGTTGTATAATCAGTTCCATTAGTTGAAACTTGAATTTCAAAATCTCTTATATTAGAACCTTCTATAAATGATATTTTACCTAAAAGTTGTTTTACATCAAAAGTATAAGTTATATAAATTGGATTTTGGTTATTAGTAAAATTAATTGGAGTTGAATCATTATCATCTACTGCAGGATCTTTACTTGCAGGAAAAGTAACATTACTATCATTTGATACATATGTAAGTGTTAGATTATTTGAATTTAATGTATGTTGATATGCCATTTTTAATATTCTGTTTCTTTACCATCAGTTAATTTTCGATAATACCTACTAGAAGCTCTTCCCTTAACCACATTTCCTAAAAGAGTTGATGATTTTCTTGCTATATATCCTGCTGGTTTTGTCTGTGTATATGGTTTTATAGGTGCTTGAGCAGCTTCTTGTGTTTCATTTAATATATAATCATCAATGTCTATTGTAGCATTGGTTGATTGTTGGGATACAACATTAGTAGTAATAAGATTTACTTCGAATGCTCGTATATATTCTATCATTATTCGTGTACTATCCTCAGGACTGCTTATACCTTGAATTTCAAAATATTTAACTTCTATAGGGATTTCAGGTTGGATCCATTCTCCACTATTCCAATCAGAGGGGGCACTTTGTATTGAATTTGCTGTACTAAAAGTTCCAATATACCCTCCAGTACTCCCTAATAATTCACTTCCACTTTCATCATAATATCTTACAGTTCCAATTGCTCCCGCAGAATAATACCATTTTAATTTTACTACACTTAAATATACAGGAGTAGGAAATGTATATCTAATGGTTATATTACCTTGATCATTTAAATTATTATCAGTTCCATCCGTAATTGTAGTATATAAATCATATTGATCATTTATTTTTTCTATATCTGTAATAACAAGTTGATTTGATTCTAATTGACTACTAATAGTAAAGTTATTATAATCTAATGGTATTTCTGTGTGGAAATCACTAAAGGTATCAGATATTGATAAAGATTGTGCAGCTGTAGTTTTAGTAGTAGCTTTTGGAGGGAGTGGGTAAATTACTGCTGAACCAGTTAAATTAAAAGATCGATTAGGTTCTATTTCTGAATTAATTGTATTATATGAACCTGGGGTCATAGTTTGATCATCATCAATTACAGGTAATTCTCTTGCAAATTTAGTTCTTTCTAAATAATGTGGTTCAATTAATAATCCTGTTTTTAAATTAGCTTTCATTGGAACCCATTGTTCTACTAATTTAAATAATGTATGGTCAATGTATTGAATTAATTTAATGTAATCCCAATAATTATATCGTCGTTCTACCTTTTTAAAGTAAATGTCTTTTATGTCTTTTAAATCTTCATATTCAGAAGCTGTTTGTTGATTAGGTAAAGGTGAACCAATGTAATCATCTAATCTAAATGCGCCTAATGTATAAATTATGTCTTCATTTAATTCATTTGTAGGTGAGAAAAATACTCCTAAATCTTCATAATCTGGTGGTTGGTTGTCTAATGTTGATGTTTCAGTTTTTCTTGTTGGTGATAACCAATCATCATCAATTGTACCAGTGTCTATTCTTGTTTTTTCACTTGTAGTTGAAATTCCTACTGTGTCAGGGGTTGGTGTGTAATGTTCTTCAACTACTTCTTCAAATGTTTGGGTAGTCATACTACTTGATATTTGAGGAATTGACTTTATAGATATATTATCGTAAGAAGAAGTTCCTCCTGCGATTAAGTTTTTATTAGCTCTAAAAAATATTTGTACATCATTATTACTTATTGCAGTATAATTTAAAACTGTTAATTGGTTAGGAGTTGAAAATATACTTCCAATACTTCCCCCACCCTCATGTTGAATAAAAATACTTCCTGTGTCCTCTTCTCTAGCAAATACTGAAAGTTGATATGAAGTCCCTTCAGTAGCAGAATGATCAAATCTTGCTCCCATATTAGATTTGTCTATATCTGATCTAGGGTTTGACTTTATAACTAATGTTTCATTTTCTATAGATGCTGAATTATAATTTCCAGTAGGATAATCATGAAGGGGACCAAATTGGTCATTACCAATAGCAGATCCTGTATCAGCTACACCTGTAAAAGTACCATTTTTAAATAATTCAGGTCCAAATTGACCATTTAAATAATCTATATTAGGATTAGGATGAAAACTACTACTATCTCTTTTATCATTACTTCCTAAAGGTAATCTTAAAACTAAATTTTCATATGATGATGAAACTGTGTTACCTGCATACATAAAAGGTTCGAGAGCATGTTTTTTTAAGGTTTCATGTGAAAGTAATTCGCCAAAATAATATCTTACTTCTTGAAGTGAACCTGAATAGCGTAAGTCAGTTACATTATTATCAGAACCTCCTCGAGGTAATCCTCCAATAAAACATAAATCTGCTCCTAAACGTTTTTCATTAGTACTATCTTTAAATTCTAACCCCCAAGCATCAGCAACCATGGTAGTAATACTTATTTCTGTACTTGAATCTGTCAGTCCTGAATTTTGTGTACTTGAAGTAACAAAATTAACATTTTTTAAATGATTTGCTTGATAAGCTCCAAATTTTATAGGAGTGAAAAAACCTCCAGGATCATTATTAGGATCTTCTACTTCTGTTCCTACAAATATATTCCAAAAATCACCATTATAAACTGGAAAATATTCTGAAACTGTTGGGGTAAGATCAAAACCATCACCATTCTCCATAATATATTTTAATCTTCCATATTGGTCTGAGTCTAATGAAGAAGATATATCTTTACCTGAGTATGATTCTAAAATTAAATGGTGGCGGGTATTTTGAGTACTTCCTGATAAACTAAATAAGTGGTAATTATTATCTGATCTATGGGGTTTAATTCTAAATTCAACTGTTTTAGCTGAAGCAGATAGAGGGGCTGTTAGAGATGAGGACCAAGGAGTTTTTATAAAATAGCCATTTGTACCTGAGTCACCTTTTAAAGCTAATCCTCCTTTATCATTTGTGAATGTTTTGTATGTTGTTCTATCTGACGTAGAACCGCCATATTCTTTGACATTAAGTATAGTAGAAGGAATACCATAACAGCTCATGAGTGCTCTAAGACCGCGTTCAGTACCTTTGGTTTTTAATAAGTATGGTGCATTATGATATAAACGTTTCCATATATTTTTAGTAATGTCACTTTTAGGAATTGAACCAACTGAAGCAGTTATTAAAGATTGTGATTGAGGTGTGTCATAATAAACACTACCAGATGCTCCTTCACCTAAAATATACTCAATTAAATTTGAATTTTCAAATTGATCAAATGTTTCTAAACCTAAACTTTTTAAAGAAAAATAAACTAATTCTTTAGAAATACCTCTTGTATGATGTGCATCATTAACTTCGGTTAAATGTTTTATATGAACCCAAATTTGATCAAAATGTTGACCTACCATATTTACAAATGAAGAATAAAATGAATTATCAGGATTATCCATTATATGATTAGGAACTAATCTTGTTAATGCATTTTCATTTTGTCTGTCAAATAAAGAAGCTGACAATAATTGTCCCCCATAATTAGGGGATGTGTCTATTTCACTTCCTAACCAAGTTTTAGATTCAGATGAAGATATAGAAAATAAATTATAAGGAGGTGTTGAATTTTGTTTTGGCCATGCAAATGTTCCTGAGGTATAATATAAGAATCTTTCATACCCATCAAAACCTTTAATAAGATTTTGTTTTTTCTTATTGATTTCTTCTTTATTTTCTAAAACATAAGGTGTAGTAGCTGTATCTCCTGTTATAGTATTTATATCTGCTGTTTGGGAATCATATAATTCTATAAGTTGTATTTTATATTCAAAATTTTTTAAACGTTCAGTTGCGCTACTAAAATGTGTAAAATTTTCAAAATGATAAACTTCTTCTAAAGGATCCCCTTCATTACTACCTGAAACTGTTCTGATAAAGTCATAAGATACATCTGGTACTTCCCTATTTTCTAAATGATTTAAAAGATTATGATAAGATGATGTTAAACTATAATCTAATATTTCATCATAATTTTTAAAACTTGATGGAACACTATTATTTAATCTAACATCTATTTTAAAATTAGGTCCTTGAAGTGGTATTCCTTCATCTTCAGTACTTTCTAATCCTAAATCTACATTTAAAACAATAGGATCTGTAATTTCTTCTACTATTCTACAGGTATCTGTAATCTTTACATCTAGGGGTAATGGATCTATTAACTTAATTAATATTTCGTGTTTATTGGAATTTTTATTTAATCCCATATTTACTCCTACAATATTAATATCATCATTAAAATTAAGAATAAAATCTTGTAAATAAGGTGTTGATTCTATTTCACTTATAAATCGAGAAACTTCCCTATCTAATGGAAAATTATTTATTTTAGGAGTAATTACTTTAAGTTCTCTTCTTGAGGGAGAAATTTCTTTTACAGAAAAAGGAGTAAAAGCTTGAATGTTTGAATTAGAAGTATTAAATAGTTTAAATCTTTGTATATTAAATACTAATTTATATTGTCCTATAGTGTATCCTTTAGTCCTTAAAACATTAATAGGATCCATATTTAATTCAGAAGATATAATTTCAGTACTACCTTCAGGAAATTTATATTGAGTAAAATTATAATCAGATGTCAATAATTGATTATCTTGATTATAAATGTGTAATTCAATATAATCTTCTGACCTACCATATTTTCTATCTATGATGCCTGAATTAATTGAATCTTCATTTAATTGAAGTCGTTCGTTAGTTGATATATCTATATTATTTACCGCCATTTTTTATATTTTATTAATATAGATTTCCACCTTCTCCTGTGTAACCTGTTAGTCCTGCAAGATCTATATTAGGGAAATTGTCTCTTCCTTTTTGCCATCCACCATATTCACTTCTTTCATCATTAGTAACAGGTCTATTTATATTATCTTCAAAATTTTCAAATGCTAATTGCATTCGATTTTTAGCATTTGCCTCATTTAAACTAGTTACTGGACGATTAACATAACCCCAAAGTCTTTTATAATATACTAATGTTTCTTGGGCTTGTCTTATTTTAGGCCCTATTGCTTCTCTTAATATTGAAGCTTTATTACGTTCTTCTTCAGTAAAACCAAATTCTTTATCATTTTCATATTTGTCTTTTAAAATTTCAAAACGTTTTTCAGATTGCCAAACTATTTTAATTCTATTTACTAAATATTCACGATATTCTCTATACCCCTTTTTAGAATCAGTTGAATAAAATGCATCTGGATTAAGTTGTCCGTCTTGTAAAGCATTATAATTAAATGAATCTTCAAATGTTGCTAATTCTTCTTCAACATTAGTTTCTGATGCTCCTATATCTTCGGGACCAAAGTCAGGGCCTGGTTTAATTTGTGCAATTACATCTGGAGATACTTTTGTAACTACATCTTCCCAACTATCATCATCTTTATAACCTAAAGCTGATTTTAAATCTTGGAATACTGTAGAACTTACATTACCCGCAATTTTACGTCTAGTTGCTTTATCCATATAATATAAATTATAAGTAGATTCTCTATCCATAAGAATAATTCCATTTCTATAAAATGGATGTTCATCATCTGGTTGGCTTTGGTCTGATAATTTTTGTTCTAAATCAACTATTTTGTCAATTAAACCTTCTATTTCTTCATCTTTACTATCAACATAATCACCTATATAATCTCTACTTTGTTGAAATAATGTAGTATGTGATTGAGTTCCAAGTTTAGGAATATTATAAAATAAATCATTATATAATGTAAAAAGTTGGTTTAGTCTATTTTTTAAATTAGTATTACTTGTAGAATTATTAGAATTACCTAATTCAGAAAATGACATGTTAAACAAGTCATTTGCTGATTGTTTATCATAAACTTTTTTTGTTAATTTTATATTTTCTTGAGCCATTATCTAACTACTTTAAAGTTGTAATTATTGTCAAATATTTCAGTACCATCATCATTTATATGTTTAAATAATATACGGTAGTATCTTTCAGGTTGTAATCCATTTATATATAATTTAAAAAACATTCCTTCATCATCAGCACTTAATTTAGTAAAATTATCATCAAAAGGGATAATTTCTTCTTCTGTATGTGCATCTCTAATACTATAAAATGATGATGTTGTAAAATACCCAGAATCTAAATAATTAGATGACGTAGTAAAAGATCTGTTTGGGTATTTATCTCTTACATGTAATCTAATTAATGTTTCATCGTTTTGATTATATTCTTTTTTATTTCTATATAAAGAAACATTTAATTCACCATTAATTTTAGCTGATGATTGGAATCGGTGAATACTATCATCCCATTTAAAAGTTAATTTAGGAGGGTAAATTGTGTGGGTATCGGCTGAAAAAAATTGAAGGTAACCTTTACTACTTGAAGTATAAGTTTCTATATTATCACTGTATTTTATAAGAAAACCTTCATTTATAAGTTTTTCATTATTTATTTGGTTTACGACTAGAGATACATCTAAATTTAAATCTAATATATCTGCGTTGGAAAATGATTGACTTACAATTAACTTAGTATTAGGTAATATAGGTAATTTTTCATACCAAGTTCCTCCTCCTTCAGAAATAATAGTACTTGATATAGATCCTGTTGAATTAGTAGCGAATTCTGATGTTGTCCAATTTGTTGTACGGATTGAATTATCTCTATATAACCAAGTACAACCATTAGAGGAAGTAGGTAAATTTGAAAACTTACCTGTTCCTTCATCCCATGATTCTGAAACTGGAAAAACTTCTATTACATGATTACTTGATAAATTTTGATGTTCTGTGGAAAATAATTGTAAGTTAGCAAATATTTTATTTTTATTTGCTTTAGAAAATACATTATTAATATCTTCATCTTTAAATTTAATTAAAATTCTTGAAGGATAATAATGAGAATTTAAACTTCCTTTTTCTTTAACAAGTTCAAGAATTTCATCATTACCTGTATTCATTTCGAGTCTATCAGGATGACTGTATATAGTTGAGTCTTTTTCGGGAAATATAGAGTAATATGCCATTTTAGTATGTTGTTACGCGTCCTTTAATGTCTGTATTTGGATATTTTAATTCAAAAATACTAGGATCTAGTGATGGATAAATTACACCTTTTTTTGTAGCTCCATCAAAATCATATTTATATTGTGAATATCCTAATGATAATCCATTTTTATTTTCTAATTCAACTTTTTCTACTGTTTGTACACCTCTAACAGCTGCTATTATATTAGATATTTCGGATATAATAATAGGTTGATTTATTTGCCATTTGTCTATGTTAAAATAATTTTTTAATTCAGCTATACATTCAAGTAAAACTTCTTGGTTATTGTAACTTTTAAATGCAGTAATTTCAAACTCTAATCCAAAATTAATTACAAATGAATCTTTAATATTAATAGCATCTGTTAACATTCTATATTGTTCTAAATAAGTAGCTAAATTAGTTTTAGTTGCTGTATTTAAAGTAGATAAGTTTTTATTTGAATCATATCCTAAAGTATATAAATTTAATGCTAAAGGATTAGGAATACGTTCAGGTTCTGTTAATAATGGTGAAGATTGATCATCTTGTATTATGTAAGCTTTTGCTACTCTACCTAATTTAGGAGGTAAAGATAATGTTCTAATAAGATAATCTTCCTTTGTTACTGCTCTTTGTTGAGCAGAAAAATTAGCCATTGTATTTAATCGAATGTCTTCTACTGAATCACCTGCTCCTCCACCTTTTGCTGCTTCTTTATTAGTAGAAGCTACAGATGATTTAACAAATTTTAACATTGGAGCATTTAGATTAGGTTTATTAGATGAAAATAAAGTTTCAACTTGAGTAATTGTATTTGAATTAACATTTGCTTCTAAACCACCACCAACTAAATATGTTACTGTTAATGTAGTATTAGTAGGTACTTGACCATATGCTCTAGTATATAAAAAATTAGAAGGATCATATGCCTGATTTAATGATGATCTTCCATCTTTAATCCCTAAACCTATATTATCTGGATTAGGGATAATTTCTTCATCTGCTTTATCACTTGTACCCGCACCAAATTGTATTTCTAACTCATTATTAGTTTTAAATCTAGATATAAAACGTCTTGATGATCTTTTTAATTTTAAAAGATAGGGTGTTTGTTGATTATATTGTTGTAATTCTGAATCATTAGCGCCTGTGTTTTCTATTTCTTCAAAAATTGTATCTTGAGCCAAATATGGAACTTCATAATATTCATTCCCTTCACTATCAATTACGGATTCAATTGATATAACATTACTATCAAATAGTGTTAAGGTTTTAAATTGTTCAGGTGCACCTACAGTAAATGTTTGGGTTTTTCTTTCACCTGAAATAGCTTTAGTAGATTTTTTTAATAAATAATATTCTGGATTATTACTACTATCATATTGATATATACTTATGTTTGTAGGTGAAAATGAACTTGAATAACTAAAATCAACTTGGTTACCTATATAAAATATAGGACCTTCTGTAGATTTAAATGATGAAGCTTCATCTATTTTTAAAGCAAAAGTATAATCAGGTGCATAATTAGAGTTTGGTCCTAAAGCAGGAATTAATTGAAAAATTTCTAAATCTGTAGATGCTGCTGTTGTTACTTTAGGTTTATAACCCATAGCATAAGCTAAATTATATAGATTTTCTTTTTCTTGGGCTAAAGTTAAAAATGATTCACGTAATTGTGTATCAGTATAAAATGATAAAACATCACCCACATAAGCAGCCATTTCAAGAAACATCATTCCTGGATTTCCTTCACTAAAATCATTAAAACTATTTGGAAAATACACTTGTGCAAATTCCATTAATTGATTTTTATAAGAATTAAAATCCTTATTAAGATATTTTACATCTTTATCTTGTGTTTTATTTGATACTTTGTTATATGCCATTATTGAAAGGTTGTAGTTAATGCATCTGTTGATCCATCTGTTTTAAATTTATACGATATTGTTAAATATACTCTATGATCATCATCTATTTCTCCTACTTCTGCTGTTATTAATTGAATTTCAGGAATATAAAAATTGATTTGAAAATTAATTTTTTCTTCTAATTCTTCTCTATTAAGATGTTGTTCAAATAAGATTTTCTTTAACCCTACACCAAAATTAGGTTCATTTACACGTTCACCTTTTTCTGTAAGTAATAAATTAATTAGATTACTTTTGACTTGTTCTCTAACTGTTTCAGTACCTTTAAATATGTTAACTTCATCAAGAGGAAAAGCAACCCCAATAGTAACATTTCTATTAATATCTAAAGGGTTAATTCTTCTACTTTGATTGATTATTGCCATTAGGGTCTACTGTTTTTCTTTTTATCTATAGCTCTCATTAATTCACGGTAATCTTTATTTACAACATTAGATACTGCCGTAGGCATTGGTGCTTCTGGTGTTAATGTTGATTCAAGGTTTGTATTTCCTTGAGCTGTTTCATTAAGTAAGTCATTTAAAGTATTGTTTTGTGAAAAATTTTGAGAAATTGATTTACCCATAATTTTTTCTTTTAAAGAAGATTGTACACTTGCAGGAATTGGATTACCCATTCCATTAGCTGTTATATTACGTTGTGTTGGTTGTTCTACAATT